ACATCAGGATTACCACCCAAGCCATATCTAGGATCAGCAGGGTTGAGGTTAGTACCTTGAGCATTCGCATCAATATTCGGTACATGATCAACGTTACTCATACTCTCATTCTCAGGAGTATTAGGATCATCCCTACGAATAAGAATACTGGGGTCTAAAGCAGCTTGACCACTTAAATCTGCAACACCAACTTGACCAGTACCGGGTTCTGGAGTTCCAGGAACAACAGTAGTAGGTAGACCACCAGAAGGAAGTGGATCAGTTGGAGTAGTAGGGGTTGTTGGTGTGGTGGGTGTTTCTGGAGTCTCAGGAGTTGATGGAGTACCACCCGGTAAAAGGGGTAATCCACCACGAGCCCTCATCTCATTCTGTCTATCAATATCAGATTGTATAGTCATTATTTAAACCCTTCGGGCATGTTAAGGTGTTCCGTGAAATAGAGATTTAATTTGATCACCTATATATAAAAAAGTAAGAATACCGCCGCCGACGATCCAAACCCAATGGTTTTTAATCCAACCGTCAAACCAACCAGCAGCTTCTGCACGAGCTATAATTTTTCTGACAATATCAAACTCTTTACGGGAGAGTTTTACAGTAATAAGTTCATCTTGTTCGTAATCTTTAGGCGTATCAATCACTCTATTATCTCCCTGTTAATGCTTTAAAACCAATGACGCCAGAACCAACATAAAAAATCCATTTGATCATGTCTCCGGCCCATTGCCTCATCTCAGGGGTGGGAAGATTAGCTACATCAGCTTGGAATCCAAAAATACTATCTAAGATTACAGCAGTCCACCATAATCCTAGTGGTACAGTAAACAAACCTACAAGAACCCAAAAGAAAGGAAATCCCATCTTCTTTACTTGTAGATCAGCCATTATTCTGCCGTCTTCTACAATCTGCTTAAGATACTCAGCAGTCAACTCTGAACGAAGTTTTTCTTTATCAACCTCAAGTTCAGCTTTTCTTTTATATACGTCTGCTAACTTATCAATAAAGTTACCTAGCCCTGCATTCACCAAAAGAGTAAGAATCTTAAGCATCTTTTCTGCTCTTAATAAAGAAATAAGCCCCTATTGCTGCAGCGCCTACAAGGATAACTGCAAGAGCTATCGCAATCGGACCACTCACTTGGGATAATCCTAAGGCTGACAGGATAGATACTACCCAAGTAATATTCTCTTTCGTTACTATAGGAGGTTTCACTTTCTCTACGGGTTGGGTGTTCGTTGATACATAACTTCCCTTTGCCCATAGACCACATTCAGCAGCCCTCCGATTAACTAGACCTTGAACTTTCTTTCCATTGTCATTCACCCATTTCATCAACTCTGAAGGGACAGAATTGTAATCTCCCTTGTTCAACTTCTTCAAAAGAGTGCTTTTGTCTAGAGCACCAGTATTGAAGTGGAACGAAACAAGAGCAGAAAATTGGTTATCTGTCAGAGGTACTTTAACAAGTCGAACTACATCAGCTTCAAACTTATCGAGATCATCCCTCAGGATTTTCTCAGCTTCAGCTTCTGTAATACTCATACTAGGATTAACTTTAGGATTACCAGCGGCAGAAGTGTGACCATAACCTATAGTCCAAACACCACCACCATCTTTATAAGCCTTAAGTCTTAGTCCCTCCCATTGTTTAATAAGTTTAAGCCCTTCGGCGTTTACGTTTCTAGCCATGTTTATCTCCTAGAGTGTTATAACTGCCATAACTTCTTGTCCTGCAGTCCCAGAAAAGTTTGCCGAGACTGTCACAGCTGCTCCACTAGTAGATACAGTTGCAGCAGAAAATCCAATACCATCGTTAGAGTGATCAAACACTTCTGTCGCATTAGTCCATGTCGTTGAGGCACCTAAGTTGTTTCGAGCAGCAGTAGCAGCTATCAGATAACCAGAAGCACGAGTATCTAGAGTTAATGACATAGCACCAGAGTTATCAGTATCACTATCATACATGTGGGATGAAGTAATACCAGTAACAGACCAAAGACCTACATCACAATCAGAACAACCGCTATTCAAGGTTACAGCTACAGTCCCACTTGTACCACCAGGAACATAAGCAATACCTATGGCCACCATCATGTCAGAACTGCCACTACTTCCTGTAGAAGTTGCAATAATCCTTGCTGTTTTTCCGCCTATAGTACAAGAGGATACTGATAAAGGTCCAGAGCCTCTTGCACCAATAGCAACTACAATCCAACGATTACCAGCAGCAGCGCCAAAACTAAGGCCGGGGAAAGACCAAGAAGTAGAACCACCAAAGCTACCATCGTTATCATGATCCCAAGCTAAAAAAGTAACAACTCTAGTACCAGAAGCAATTTGGTTACCTGAGAAAGCCTTAAGACCGGGGATCATTATGTAGTCCTTCGAGTTACTGCCGTAATTACTATAGTGTCTGTTGCTCGAACAAAATACCAAATTTCAAGAGTTTCTGTAGTAAGAATACTGAACGGTGCAGCTTCAATACCAGTAACAGGCTTCCAATCAGCATGTAAATCAAGAGTTCTTGTAGAGCCTGATGCAGTAACTGAGATACAACCAGACTGTCCTACTTTCTCGTTTGTTGGTGCTCCTAGTGTTCTGTTACCAGCTATTACTAGTGAAAAGTTAAAACCAGTATTCATATCTACAGCAACCGTTGCACCGTCAGACAAAGCTACGAAAGCAGCTGAACCCCAAGTAATGTCTGTAGTCAGAATCCTGTCAGCAGTGTTAGCACGTAGTTCTGATGTACTAGCCTCTTTAGCAGTCAAGTTTGCAGGAGTTATTGCTCTTGCAGTATCAGTCCCTGTTTGAGTTTCAGCATCAGTCGCTAACTCCACAACACCAGTATAACTTGTAGTGGCGGCTTGTTTTAAGTTGTCAAACGAAGCAGCATAAGTTGCTCCACCACCGCCACCATTAGTAGCACCAAGAATACCTGATACTCCACCTGTTAGACTAATACGTGGGCCTTCGCCTACAGTTCCATCATGAGAATGTCCAGTAGTAGCATCAAAGGCATCTTCTATTGCATTAAATTCATCGTTGAGTGGGGCAGCTAAAATATCTTCGTTAGTGATGATGCTAGCGGAGGACTGCCGTGTATAACCTGTGCCCATTAATCTCGACCTTTTACTGAAAATTCGGGAACAAACCCTTGGATTGTATAAGGGGGTGAAGTGCCATCTGTAACAATAGAAAACTGTACACTAAAGCCTGATCCCTCGATGTTTTGACTAAATTTGTTGACAGAAGCACCACCATAGACAGACCCATCATCATACTTCACGCCACTATCATACTTAGCAGAAGAAGATACAGAAATGCCTATATAGTCTCTAGGATTAAGAATATTAGAGTCTCCCCAGTCGTAACGAACAGCCAAAGACATGGTGATAGAACCCTCAGGTTTAATAAATAGGTTTAGCTTCCTCATCTTTTTCCTAATCTCAGTATCCCCAAGATCAAGATAGGGTGTGGTATAGATTGCTACGATGTTAGTTCCATCAAAAGTGTTACCAGTCTCCTGTCTATACACTTTTCCATTGTAATCACCATGAAGAATCAACTCTTGGTTATTTACGATGCCACTCCATACGCAACTAGCACGAATGCCAACCATCTCCATAAATTCCCAGAGAGGGCCATTCGTACCATTCTGTCGATAACATCCAATCAATCCATAAGCATCAGAAACACCAGTAGTGTCACCATCATCAGTAATAAAGTATCTGAATTGTGTTTTAGAAAGGATGTCTACAGCAACGATGTTTTGCATATCGTAGTCATCGATAATATCGTTGATAATTGTTTGGATAGCTTCGGACAGCAACCCTAACTCAATATCATTAACTCGATCAGTACCAGCAACAGGACGGATACCATCAGGTGCAAGAAACAGAAGGTTGCCTGCCAACTCAATGATACTATCTCTAGCAATACATCCCAAGTTATCGGTGACAGACTCTATAAGGAATGTAGCGTCACCATTGTTATCAATATAAGGTTTGATCTGTGATATGGCACCACTACCAAAGATGAAGAGTTGGTCACGCCAAGGTTTAATGTTTATCACTTCGTTGTGGAAAATCATCTGTCCACCACCAGCAGCAACAGTCCAAGTATAAGGATCAGCTGGAGCTGAGTAACATATGATACTTCCTTTAGCCATAAACACATGGTTCTTAAAGACTGTTACAACAACAGGACTATCAAGTACTTGGTTACCACCAGGATCACCAGAACCACCAGCGCTAGTAGATGCTAATCTTTTCCAGTTGGTGCCATCGTAGATGACTGCTTTATTAACTCCGTCTACAAAAATAATCTTGTTACCATCACCAAAGTTAAACTGTTCAGCTCTCACTCTGTAGATAGTGGTATTATAGACGTGTGTAAAACCAGTAGCAAAAGCAGTCCAACCACTAACTCCTAGTTTATAAAATTTGTAAGTATTACCAGATGCCAGTTTCCTAGCAGCAATAACTTCGTAGTCTGAAGAAGCAGAACTATAGAAAACCCAAATGCCAAGAACTTTACCTTCTGCAGTATCGCCAGCAGAAGCTGTTACTTCTGGATAGGTAGAGTTGTATTCGGCAAAACCATTAATACGTCTGTATCCACCGGACTGGTTTGTCTCGTAGTTAATAAGACTGTAAGCTGAACCGGGAGAGACAGAAGAAAGAAGAAAAGAGTTTTCGTTTCTGTTAAGACCACCTTCGCATAATATTTTAGTAGCTTGGATACGATCAGGCATTTAAACCCCCTTGGGTTAAGTGATCTTCGATCATGTTTTACAGATACCTTGGATCTTTATAGTAAGCGTTACTACGATTATATCCACCACCATGATTGATTACAGTATCGGTGACAGTAATGTACTTATTCACCAGAATACTCCTCATTTTAGCAAGACCAGCACGGAATTTTGACTCTGTTACAGCAGCTCTCTCGTCGTTGTCATCAAACAGATACATATAGTACATACCACCTTGAACAATCACATGATCCCATTCTGTAGGAATACGAGATGTATCAGAGTACAGATCAAGTTCTGTTGGAAATAGGTAGTATCGAAATTTTAAGGTGTATGCTTCATCAGGAGATGGACTCACACCAAAACCTCTACCGTGTGCTTCAAAACAGAACTTAGGTAGACCAATTCCATCAGTCTCACTATCGTAATCTTTGTCACGTAGGTATTTGTACCATTCGTCTCGGTTGATGACTGCTAGGGTAGTTGTTTCAACGTTAAGAGTATCATCCTTTTGTATTTGAAAAGAGTTCCAGTCAGCAATCTTAAAATTGTCTGGCCAAGCGTATTCTTCTACACCAACAGAAAGGGTGACAGTATGTTCTGCAGCATTAAAGGGCCAGTGATGCTGTTGAGAGTTGATATCTTTGACTGCATAACGAATGGCCTCTTTGGCAGCCTTAGCTTTACCACGAACAGTAGCAAACTCGTCTTGTTCGATTTCTACTTCGTTAAGCATAATCAGAAGTTTGTTTGTTAAGTCAAGAAAACTTGTAGAACTCATGTTTAGTCAGTCTCCTGATAGATTGGTAGCGAAGTTGTACTGGTACTGTCGTATAGAGAACCAGAAGAAATAGTAGTTGACTGATAGATACCTAAGTTTGTATCTTGGGAAGTTGTGGTGTAGAAAGGAGACTCCCTGTATCTAAACTCAGAAAAGAGTGAGAAAGGGAGTGCCCCTAAAGGTATTTTCCCAAGAGGGGCTGCTCCAAGAAACATTAGATATTAGCAGTACGAGTTTTGATTGTCTGGACTGCTGAAAGAAGATCCTTCAGGAGTGTAGATAGTGTACGACCATAGCAGTAATTTACAATCTTCTGGTAAATATCAAGCATTGCATTTTTGTTAGCGATAGCTTCAGCATCTGTTGAGACACCTGTATTAGCTAGTTTAACTAGAGAATTGATATAGCTTTGGAAGGTTGCAGTATACTTTAGTTTATTTGGAATAACTTTAGCAGACATCTCATTCATGAAATACACATGGAAGTTATTCATAGCGTCTGATTTGATTGTCATCTTTAATCTCCTATTAATAGAATGAAACATAGAAAGAACCTAAAACGTTGACACCCTCATCATCTTGATCAACGTTAGTATTAGCTGGAGAGGTGTTGTAGACTTTGTAAGCTAGATAATGGTTTGTTGCTGGTGAAATTTCTGCATCAGCAGTAGTACTAAATGTTCTAGGGCTAACAGCAGCATTTGCACCATATACACCAACAACTATCAACGGAGGAACACCACTTCCAGAAGTAACAGTTTGTAAAACAGGATTACCAGAAGTTGCTTCAGAGTTTACGGAGGAGACAGTATAACCTTTAATCGGTCTGTCACCACGTACAATAATCAAAGACTTCCAGTTATTCACATTGGCGTTCATTCCAGTGATACTACCTGACTCTGAACCATCTGCTAATTTAATATCAGCTTGACCAGAGTTGTTTAAAGTATTCTTATAAAAGATGTTAGTAAAATTTGTAGGTGTTCCTTGAGCCGGTGGTACTGTTCCACCACCAAACGCAGTCACAATAATAACATCGCCTTGTAAAATACCGGCTGGAAGGGATATAGTCGAAGCAGTACTAGTATTAGAAGAAGGGACAGAGATAGAAGAAACCCCTCCTCCACCCATTAATATACCAGATTTAACAATCATTAACATGTTTAGTCCCACCCTTCTAGCGGGTCAAACGCTGAAATCTCCTTTGGATCAGTTAAAGCGTACAGTTTCCCTTCAAGTTCATCTGATTTATAACGAATTTGCTTGATCTTAGCCCATTTTTGAAGTAAATCAGAAGCTTTATCTTTTTGTTCCTTAGGCCATTGAGCTAAATCTGGCCCGAAAACCAGAAGATTTTCTAACCCCGCAGCCATCGCATTAATCTGTTGATGATCAAGGAGTACTTCATAAATTCTCCTACGAGCCTCATCCTTAATCTCCTGAATCTTTTCAGACACCAACTTATCAACATCCTCTTGAGGTTTCTCTAGGACGGAGTAATTTACTACAACAACCTCATCCTGTACGTCATAACTTTTTTCGAGGTATTGAATCTTAGGATCATATTCTGGAGGGTTATCCTCCACTTTAATCATCCTAGGTTTACCTTCTGCTAACAGCTTCTGGTCTACGTTAGGTGCATAATTTCTAAACTCAAGAATTTCTTTTTCTTGAGATACTAAAGCGTATTGTTCCATCTCTCACCTTTTAAGCGTCTGTTGAAGCGTTAGTTGTGATTCTGATTTCAATTCCAAGAAGAATGGCATCTACTGCTAATGTATCAGCACCGTTGGAAACTGCTCTTGTAATTCTGAAGAACTGTAAATCACCTTCAGCAGGAGTACTACCAATGGTAATAGCAGATGAATAAGAAGTTACGTGAAGATCATTAGCTACGATAAAAGTGTCTGTTACTGTCTGTGCTGTACCATAAGCATTATCCATAGCATCATCATCACTTCTAGCTTCAGCAGCTAAACTCCAAGCAACACCACCTGAACCAGATGCAGCAGTCCAATAAGCTCTAAAAGTCACTGTACCTTCATCCCATTGTTTAGGAAGTGCCACAAAGAAGTTTAAATTCTCTGCTGTAGTCGTATCAAAAGCATAACCATTCAGCATATTCTTGTTGGTAGCCAGTTCAGTTGTATAATAAGAAGGACCGTTTGTTGTCGAGGACTGCATACTTCCCGCAGGAACCCAAATAGCTTGAGTACCGATTGGAGACTTAGAGTCTACGTAGGCTTTAGTTGACTGTTGAGTAGGAACTTTGGTATCAAGGTTAGACGACATAGTATCTTCGTCAATGACAAAAGACATACTAGCAGTCGTAGTTGTACCAAACTGTACAAATGCGGTACTATTCAATCCATCGAGTAAGTCAGCATCAAGAGTACTACCAGCACCATCATTCCCTGCGTGCCAGACAGTGTTACCATTAATCTGCCAGACGTTAGAAGAGTTTTGACGAAGGTTGTTAGTGCCTGAACGAGTAAGAGTTAAGGCGTCTGCAGTATTATCCCAATAGATAAGTGATTTAGAAACATCAGATCCATTTCTGATTGTAATACCTGGGTTTGTGTCTCCATCGATGTAAATCAAACCAGAGTTAAACTCAGCATTACCTGTAAACGTAGAAGTACTAGAAACAGAGAAAGTACCTGTTACTGAAGTCAAACCAGCAGAACTAATCCTAAGACGTTCCGTCAGAGTTGTAGAACCATCTGGTGTAGTATCAAAGATTATACAACCCGGCATATCTCCTGCACCGGGAGTATTATCTACAGCAGCTCGGATTCTAGCAGCCGGTGGCCCATTAGTGCCATCATCACCATACCAAACAAGACTACCTAAGAGGTCACTTGCTTGAACAATACCTCTAGTACCGGGAGTAGCACCACGGGATTTAAACAGTCCGACAGTAGGTCCACTAGCATCAGCACTCCAGCGATAAGTGGTTATGTGAGTATCGCTGTTTCCAATACCGTGGATTTGTAGTCTTGGAGTATTTCCGTTTGCTGCACCAGTTGCTAAACTAGTAGTATGCCCAAGAATTAATCTTTGAGAAGAGTCAAATAACCCTGCATGAATACCACCAGTACTAACTGCCACTTCATCAGCAGCAGAGAAATAAAATCCGGTGTTAGTATCACCTATGTTAGTAATACTAGGTAGAGCAGCAGTCCCGTCAGCAAACTCTGCAGGAACAGTAAAAGAAGCAGTCCCGTTAAAAGTTGCTGTACTGTTAAAGATTACAGAACCAGAAAACGTAGGAGATAGGATATCGTTTGCTAAGACGGTGATAGCAACTCTAGGGGATGTAGAAAAGTTTACAAGAGCATTACTATTACTAGAGAGTAATGGAGTACGACTAAAGGTGTTGGTTGCAGCAGTATAGACTGTAGTACCAATCTCCCATTCTAGTCCTTCGTTACTTTCAGCAGAATAAGAGTAGCTTGCAGCATTTACTGCTCCTGCATCACTCGGAGTAAGATAACCAGAAACAGCATCGTCTACTACAAAGTCACCAGTACCAGCAGCGTCAGCGTTGAATACACACCTGTTTAGTAGACTATTGCCCATTTAAGTCTCCATTATCGATAAGTAAATAGAAGGTTTGTGTTTGATACTGTTCCATCAAATCCGCAGTATAACCCTGTGGTGAATGGAGCATCAATAAATAAAGTGTATGGTATAAAGACAGAAGCAGGAATAGCAATAGCTAGGATTACTGTACCAGTTTCTGTAGTACTATCGTACAGAGTAATCACACCAGCAGCAGGGGTTGCAGCACTAGGAGCGACTGTCACACAATGTAGAAATCCAGCCGAACCTTTAACCTGAGAATCGCCTGTCTTCCTTGAGTACGAATAGGGACCATTCTCTACGTAAAGTCCTAAACCAGTTCCAGCCTGATACACACGACCCCAGTTGTTAGCTGTACTGAAAGCAGTCAACCTAGATACTGTTCTCATACTGTTAGTGCTTGAAGAAGTAGCGACACCATCAGCGTTGTCTGCTAGACCACCTACTTCAGTGTTCGCACCACCCATAGGAACGATACGAAGAATACTTGAAGAACTTACTTGTAAATCACCACGCTGACCGTTGGTTAATGTTGGAACAGAAGAGTTATAAACACCACCAACCTTAAGAGGGTTTCCTGAGTCAGTAGCACCAGCAGCAGCATTACCAGCAGGGATTGTTAAAATCCTACCTACTGAGTCTACTTTAATAAAACTTGCATCACCATCATGTACAACGTTTAGTGCAGATTCGTATTTACCACCAACTAGGATAGGATTACCTGAAGCTAGTGCATCATCAGCACTCAACCCTTGAACAGCAACTTTAAGATTACCACCAGAGTCAACTTGAATATTATTGTACTGTTTATCACCTACAGTAGGAGGTGTAGAATTGTATTGTCCTGCGATTGTATTAGGCATTAGCTAAGTCCTACAGCACCAAGATTAACGATAATGCTACCACGTCCTGCAGAGTCGAACCAGACAACAAGTGCTTCATCTCGTGCATTTAGTGTAGCAACAGTATTAGTTCCGTTGAATGTACCACCTGTCAACGTTAGGGTGTGTGCAGCAGTACCAGAAGCTGAAGTGTCTTTAACAATAAACAGGGTGTTAGGTACAACAGTCCAAGTAGCTGCGATTGGAGTAGAAATGTGGTTTAATTCAAGAACACGGGTAGTAGCTGCAACAGCACCACTAGCAGTCAGTTCCCGTACGAAACTGGAAACATCTGCAGCCTTATCTATCTCTGCTTGTGTTGCACCTAGTCCCGAAGGAATGCCAGCAGCGCCAAGCCAAGTAATAATACCAGCAGGAGAAAAAGTATATAGAGAGCCGTTGTATAGGAATGTTGCTTCATGACCAGTGTTTAAAGCAGCATTAATAGCATCGGCAAGAGTTAGGTTATTGCTCATTAATTAATCCTTCTTAGATAGAGGAAACTCCCCTGCAACTTTCATCACAGGGGAGTCCAATTAAAATTAGGAGCCTACCTGAGCAATACCAATTTTATTTGGCATATCTGATACGTCCATCATGAGAGCATAAACAAGCAGCTTACCAGTAGTTAGAGTACCAGTAAGAGTTGCGAATGTCACATCGATAGTATCAGCTGCGTCATAGGTTTTCCAGTTAGTGTCTGGGTTTAGGTCAGCACCTGAAGTACCGGCAGTTGCCTTACCATCAAGTGATGCTACCCATTCGTCGTTGTCAACACCAGTACCTACGTGTACAGTCAGAGTTGTGCTATCAGCAGCAGTCTTTACACGAGCACCAGCACCAAGAACTACGGTATTTGCTGGAATGTTAATTACTTCGATAATGTCTGAAGCAGCAAGAGCAGAACCCTTAGCAGTCAGAGCATCAGCATAGTTAAGTTCATACTCAACTACATAAGGCCAGCGAACAGTACCCCAAGGATTGGGATGACCAGTACCAGCGTAATCGATTGTAGAAATAAGTGCCATAATCTATATCCTTTCTAATTAGCCTACGTTGCTATTCCAAATGACACGAACGATAGCTTCTGGACGAAGAATCTTACGGCCATAAAGGTTAAGACCACGGACGATTTCACCAAACGATGTTGGGTTACGGAAACGTTCTACCTTATCGATCTGTTGTGCAGAAGCGACGGCAGAATCATGACCAGCAACGATAACACCATAATGAGAGCTAGAACCGTTAGTATCAGCAGTACCGGGACCAGTACCGATGTATGGTAGGTTGTTGCTCTCGTATACACGGAAACCACGAATGAGCCCATTACCTAGGCGACCATTCTCAATCTTACCACCAGCATTCTGGTTAGCAGCATATTCATTGTTTACGAACTTGGAGTTTTCATCCATAAGTAGTTCTTTAAACACTGGGTCAATAACAACCCAACGACCATCCTTTGGAACGTTCTGTAGGTCCATCCTACGAGCCATACGGTTAAGAACAGCTAGAGGAGTAACGTCATAAGTACCAGACACACCTACAGCAACAGAGTCTGAAGAAGAACCACCAGAAACGAATGACGCACGAGTCAGTTTGTTTGCTGAGAGTAGCTCGTCAGAACCAGCAGTAGAGTTAGCCTTAGTACCAGGGTATGTAGTACGTGCAGACCATGTACCAGCGTCTGGATCATAAGCATAACCAGAAAGATAGCCTAGGACGTTGATGTCCATTTCGTCAGCCATTTTATAGCCAGCACGGTCAGATGCCTTCTCAAGCCAGTCAATATGAGTTAGAGCAGCTTCTAGATCATCAAGACCAAACTGGAAGTAGTTTGACTGATCAATCACAAGCTGGAAGTCCTCATCTGTGAGTGTCTGGGTGATGAGTGTAGTACCACGATAGTAGTCGCGAACTACGATTTCTGGCTCTAGCATAATGCGAACAGTATCGCCCTTACCTTTGATCTCACCAAAGTAGCTAGAGTTAGTAATGTCCTGAGCAACAGACTTCTTGCGGAAGCGAGTCTGCATGTTCTTGGAGAAAATTACTGGACTCCACACGCCTCCGGGTAAGTTTGAATAGTTGGCAGCAGTTGAAAATGCCATAGTTTTTATTCCTTCTTTAATTAATTAATAATTTTTTGGATTAATAACTAATGAATAGAAAGAGGTTTCTTTAATCAGGTAGTCTTAAAGAGGCTGATTAAGTAAGTCGTCTTTTAATTTCTTATCAGTTATATGTTTGCAGAATTGTAAGAATACTTCTTGAGTAACATCCATTTTCATTTTATTTACAACAGAACATACTAATTGAACATTAGTCTTTACATATCCTACAGAACTGTTAATACGATCTAAAGATGTGGTATTTGGAAGGTTAGCCTCTAAAGAGAGGGGCTGTCCTGATAGCGCACAAAATCCTCTTTGGTTTTCCCAAAGATCGTACAAATCTTCATAAGTAAGATTAAATTCTTGTCGTCTTAACCTTGCCTTACCGTGTAACATTCTCATATAAGAATATGGATCACGTCTTAACAAGGGAATAGAACGTTGTTTATAGAATTTATTTCTTTCTTTTATTCTATCTTTATTTCTTAAATAATATTCTCGTCGGTAAGAATTTCTTTTATCTTTATCTTTTATCAACGAGCAGCACCAGAAATATCATAGAAAGCAGGATCTCTCATTGCTTTATGAATTTCGGGCTTGTATTTATCGTAGTCAGCATCACTCATCTTGATAACAGAACTCTCAGTAAATTTGAGACGATTTGTTTCAGGAGCGTCTGAAGACGGGGTTCTTACATGACGGGCCAGATCATTACTCTGGGTAGCGTCTTTACGTTTACCGACCATACCACTATCAAGTTTATACAGGTCGATACTCCGAGCAGCATCTAGGTAGTCAGTCTCATTCTTATAGAGTGAGTCAATAATCCTGCGGGGTTGCTTCTGTACCCATTCCTGAAATTCTTTGGTGTCTTTAATCTCATCAAAGTCAGGATGGATTTCTAAGAGTGATCTGTATGCTTCTTGACGGGCAAGAGTACGCTCACGCTCTTCGATTACTTTAAGTTTTTCTTCGATTTTCTTTTCACTCTCACGAGAGCGTTTGATAGCGTATGTGTCGATAGTTTTTGCAATATCAGGAAACTTCTGTTCCCATTCAGCAATCTCTTCTTCGGATTTAGGAAGTCGGAAATCTTTCTGAGCATACTCTTCTAGCTGACGCTTTAGTTCAGCCTCTTTTTCTGCCCATTCCTTCTGAAGCTGTTGGATATATCGTCTGCCATCATCATGACGTTTCTTCCAAGTCTTTTCTTCAGGAGTAAGATTCTTATCTTCTTCTTTTTCCTCTGGTTGCTTAGGGGTACGAAGAGCCTCTAGATCTTTTTCATCCTGCTCTTCGCGTTCAGTATTCCGATATTTATTTTCTGAAATCATTAGGGGGCCTTTCCGGGCGTAGCCTTTTGTTTATTTAAATTACCAAAGTCCAGTGCCACCGGCTGTGACACCACCACCACCTCTGTTTGCTTCTTGTTCAGTAGCATCACCAGACTGTCGTGGTCCAACATCTCTTTGAACAGCAGGTTCTGGAGCGTCTGGGAAATAGTTTTTATCGTTAGTATTACCATTAAACAGAGAATCAAAGAAGTTCTTAGCGTGGTCCAGCATCGACTGGATAGCACCTTCTTTTTTAGTTTCTCTGGCGACTTTATTTTGTTCTCTTACTTGCTGTTTAGTAGCAGGAGTAATGCCACCTAAAGTTTGAGAACGAACTCTTGCTTCATTAGGAGTTAGATTAGTAACACCGCTGGGAGATATGGCTTCCAAGCCAACAGCATAGGTGTTATTGTTGATGTTATAACTTCCAACTTGACCTTTATTATCTCGTACGACATCTTTAGCGAATCCAAATCCAGTATTCTGTGGTACATCCATTGCATCCCTTGCTGCATTCGTAGCGACAGCATTGTTAGTATTGATACCTAGGTTTAAAGCCTTACCAGCTAAACCAATTGGACCAGGGGCAAAAGAAGCAGCCTTTACTATTCCAGGTTTATCTATATAGCTGTAGTTATTAGTTTCCGATCTAGGAAAACTATCACCATTAATTATTCCTGTCGGTTGTTCTCCCCTAGTTGGGAATTTCTGTTTTTCTTCCTTAGGACCAACTTGTTGTACAGTCTCTTGAGCAACAGACTGTTTATCCTCAGGTTTAGCAGGAGTAAGAGTATTAGGGTTTACATAGTTATTCTCCATAATCGTGTAGCCATTCATGCTGGAGAGTTGTTGCCCAGTTCTGGCATCTACGATTACTGTCATCGGTTGTCCGTTAGGTCCGATGATTACTTTACGGATAGCGTAGGGGCTACCCAAACGTTGTGAGTTTATGGCGGCAAAACCAGAAGAAGGGGTATCTATCATAGCGAATTATCTCTCTCTCGTTCAGCGTCGTGTGCTGATTGTGACTTAGAAGAACTTCCTAAGCCTCCACCACCAAATCTACCTCCAGATTCAGAAGGAGAATCTTGACCACCTTTACCGGAGTAGCTACCACTAGAAGTATTACCACCTAGTCCACCACCACCGAATCTTCCACCACTTTCAGAAGGAGAATCTTGAGAACCAGAATTACCAGAGTAACCACCACTACCAGAAGATCTTTCTCCTCTGCTATCTCTATCATCAGGTGAATTATCTATACTACTCATTCCACCTACGGAGTTAGCAATCCCTCTACCATTCCCGCCCAAACCTGTACCACCGAAACGACTACCTCCAGATTCAGAAGGAGGACTATAGTTTACTCCGATAGAGTTATCTGGTCGGGGGTTACTCATCAAAGCGTTAGAGCTTCTGAATGCAGTACTAGGACCGTACTCAGGTAGGGTGCCGAATAGATGTTCTGTAACCATAGTAGGATCTTCCATCTGACTAGCCCATGCAGGAGTAACAAGGCTTGGGTTGTAATAACTGGTAATACCCCAAGAAGTTGGGATTAATCCCCCAGAGTAATATTCCTGAGAAAGAGAGTCTAGAACAGGTCCATATCTCTCTAGGTTATCCATAGTGGTAGGAAGGTTCTCTCTTGCTAAAGAGTTGTATTGAGTAGGTGTTAGTGTGTCGGCAATCCCTGTGTACATTTTAGATTGCGCTCGGTTCTCAATACTAGTAAGCATGTTGGCAAACTCTGTCTTAGCAAGAGGATCACCAGCTGCTAGTGCCTTAAGAGTATCAGCCCCAAGTTCACCAGCAATCGTCATATTGATAGCGTTGATTTCTGCAGGGGTTCTAGTGAAAGCACCGAATGCAGCAGCCATAGCAGGAGTATCATAACTAGTCGGAACGGAGACAGCAGCAACCTTATCTTGTAGAGGACTACGAGAAGTGATTGATTGGATAGCCTGATCTTCAGGAGTGCCTAAACCGCTACTTTGTACTGTACCACCAAATCTGTCAGGGTTAGGATCGTATCCAAATCTTGAAGGGATGGCATCGTTATTATTTACCCTATCAGGTCCGAAGTAATTTCCGTTATAAGCTGTGCTATCAGGGGTTAAATTACCGATACCAAAACCACGAGTTACAGTATCTTTAGTTACAGCATTAGCTACGTTACCTGTAGAACCGGGTCTTTCGTCTTGAGAGATAAAAGTTTCTGGACGATTAGGGCGATCTATAACCCTTTCATCTTGAGATATAAACGCTTGAGTAGAATCAGGTCCATAAGGTGTAGGAGCATCTGCATAAGGTCCTGGCCCCATTCGAGATTCTCTGGCAAAATCAATATTACCAGAGACTACAGGGTCCATGTTAGCTTTTTTACCTTTAGCACCCCAAGATCCGCCAAGACCGGACAGATCAATATGCATAGTATTTGGAGACATATAACCGGGACCAATACCAATGCCAGTAAGAGGATCAGCAGCAGCCAACGCCATTGCAATATCATTCACCGCTACAGGATCAGTAATTCTTTTTCCTGTTGCATCAGAGAAATAAACATCAGCGCCCATCTGATCAGTATGTCGATGTGATTTAGAGAGGGCACTATTGTTTGCACTCCATCCAGGATCTTCTGGATTAATATCACCAGAAAATACATGGACTGATGCGCCAGGTACTACAGAACTAGCGACATCACTCATAAAACTCTTAAGTCCAGGATCAATATCACGGAATCTACCAGCTTTGTTGGTATTTTCCATCTTGACACTACCAGTACCAGTTCCAATACTAGGAGTATTTTTACTTACTTCTGGTGATCTCTGAGTATCCTGAGGGTTTCTTGAAATATCAGTACTTGGAGTTGCAGGTCCAAGGGTTCCTCTGGTGACTTTACCGACAGGAGCGCCTTGCGGATTCTCTCTCTGAGTAATTCTTTCTGCAATGCTTCGTTTGTTATCAGGACGTTCACCCTCTCTATCAGACTTATCATTCGGGGATGTAGGAGGTTCTTCTTCCCCTTCGTTAGGAGAGTTTACATCTTTGACTGGTTCAGGAGGTGGTGGTGTAGTATTAACTATACGATACTGATCAAGAGCTGTCGAAGGGATTTCGAGAAGAGTTTCTAGATCAATATATACAGTTTTTAATCCACCATTACTATCCCGAACTACCCTTTGGATAGCCCTTTTTTCAGCCATTACTCTTCTCCTTTAATACAGTCAAAGCATCATCTCTAATATTCTTAATCTTTTTCATTGCAAAGATAATCCCTTGCTGTCGAGTAACAAATTCGAAGGACTGAGCACCCTCTAGGTTTAAATGTGCTTGTTTGATAAAGATGTCAGTAACCTTGTTTAGTATATCCATCTGTTCTTTATCGAAGGATTGAACAATCTTTAACGCTAGGTTTTTATCTCAGGTCATTAGCCAGACCTTTGTTATCAGGACGTTCACCCTCTCTATCAGACTTATCATTCAGGGATGTAGGAGGTTCTTCTTCCCCTTCGTTAGGAGAGTTTACATCTTTGACTGGTTCAGGAGGTGGTGGTGTAGTATTAACTATACGATACTGATCAAGAGCTGTCGAAGGGATTTCGAG